TGAAACCATTGTATGTACTTACAATATCTTCTAAAGAAACTCCTACTGGCCTCAATCTTGCAAAAACTTGAGCTAATGCTTGGTTTGCTGTTGTTTGGCTGACTCCAAAACGCTCAGAAGCATCACTTGCCGCCTTTGTGAGCTTGGCAACCTCACCATAGCTTTGCGCCAAAAATTTAATTCTGCGCTCTGACTCTACCCTTTGAATACCTGCTGAAACGGCAGCTTGAGCGGTCCTAAGAGTCGCATAGGCTGCAGCAGCTTTGACAAGCTTTTTGCTTAAATTCCCAAAGCTTAGGCTTGCTTTGTCTGCGGCAGCTCCTGACCCTATAAACCTGCCTTTAGCGTCTCTAAGCCGACCATTTGCATCAAGAACAGCGCCTTCAACTTCATTCGTTGCTTTTTTGAACCGCCCAAGCGATCTGACGCCTTGCGTGGCGTCAACTATTAGCTTGACGATCGATTCAGCCATGGCCCTATTCTACCGGCCTCCTCTTTTTGCGCGGTCCATTGCCTCTCGCTCTTTCTCTGCCTTCAACTCGTAATACGCTGCAAAATGCACCATCTCCGCATCGGTCAGCTCTGTCCGTAATCTGCTGACAGTCATTCCTAGCTCGCAGGCCAGATGAAACTCAAAAAAGAGCCACCCATCCTGCCTCAGTCGTTTTTTGCGTCTTCAAGGCTGGCCTCTTCGCCTATGCCAAACAAGAACAACTCAAGATCATTCAGCACGCTTTCAGGCAGCTGCCGCTGCAGCTTTGGCGCATCAGCTGGGGCAAAAGCTTTGCTCCCGTCTTCAAGTTCTGCCATTTGGCAGAGCATCTGTGTGCTCAAATCCAAAGCTTCATCAGTGCCGGCTAGTTGCTGCGATTTCTTGCGGTCGGCCCTTGTGATCGGCTTGAAATACAAACTGATCACAACTTTGCCGGCTGCATTCTTTACGTCAAATTTTCGCCGCTGGTTGAGGTCAAATTCCTGAACCAGCAAATCAACGGGGCGATTTCTTGACATGAATAAGCTTTCTTTAATAGAAGCTTAGCTTATTCAAGGTTGCCAGTAATAGCCCCGCTCGTCACGAAATTGCAGCTTACGGTCACTAGATCACCGACAGCTGATGAAATCTCAGCATCTGTAATGATGCCGGCAAAGCTTATGGAGTCAGAGCCTGGAGTCGTACCCGTCGTAAAAAGCTCAAACGTCGCGTCCGATGCATCAGCAACCGTTAAAACATCTTCAATGAATGTCGCTTGGCCTGTTGCGTCTGGGTCGTAGACCAGCTCAACAGTTCCAGATCCTGAGATCAGGCTGCCGATATAGCTCCGGGCGGTGTCACCGTGCTTGGTCGTGTCAAGGGTTTCTTTCGTAATAGTGAGCGACCAGCTGCGAGTACCTACCACAGTTGCGTTAGAGCTGCCGGCTGCGTCGAATTGAACAGCGCCCTGCTCTCCTCTGATTGTTGCCATTGGTCAAAGATCCTCGATAAATTCAAAGGCCACTGAGACCCTTGTTTGGAAAAACGGCTCCGGTTGAGGAGAATCCACAACTGCAGGCCCGTCAGCAGCGTCAAAGAAGACGCCAGAAACTATGGCTCTATTGTAGAGATCTCGGATGCGTTTCCCAATTACATAATTAGCGCCAGGGCCAACGCCTTTGGGCGTGAAAATGTTGCACACCAAAACGCCAATGACTTTTGTGCTGCCCCTTGCTGTCAGTCCTTGGCTTAAATACTGGTTCCCGCCAAATTGAACAAGGCATTGAACCCAAGATGATCGAGCCGTAGGTTTGTTCGGCATGTTGTGAAACACCACCGGGATCGTCGGGGAAAGAGCCAGCTCAGTAGCAAGCCGGCCCTCAATGATCGATCGAACGGTATTGAGATCAACAGCAGCCATCAGCGATTCCTTCGTCTTATAAGTTCAATTTTGGCCGGGATTTGAAATGCAGCGATTTCCTTGGCCAAAATGTCTGGGTAACCAGGAATCGTCGGCGGGTTCTGCCTTGTCCGGTAAACGCCTCGCCAAGATGGCGGCAGGTTCTTCCCGTAGACCACGGGCTCTGCATAAGGCAAATTATTTTGAATCTCGATTCGTGTTTTGCTGATCTTCGCTTGACGCCACCTTCCGCGAAGATCTCCGGTGTCAACCGGCGTTTTTTCTTTCACCTGTCCTTCCCAAACCTTCGCCGCAAAAACGACCAGCTCCTCGAGCTCGTCTTCCGCAAGCTTCGAGATATCGCCTAGATCAATCTGCCGTGCCATTGCTATGCCCTCAAAATTAGCTCGTAGGTGATCGGCTCATTGTCTTGCTCGATGGTGTCGATCCTAATCAATTCATACGAAACTCCAGAAATCAAAACGCGGTCTTGCGTCGTCGGCACAACTGCCGCGTCAGCAGCTGCAATGATCAAGCGCTTGTCACCAGATTGGATCAGCTCATTCACTTCTCTATCTGAAACGCCTTGCAACACCCCTTTAATTTCATTGCTGCTGATGCTTTCGCTGATCTGCCCGGTGGCCGTGTCGTAGGAGCCGCCAGATACGGTTTGAACCGTGACTTCACCGCCCAGGCTCTTCATCGCGTTTTGCGCTGCCTTTCGCAGTGACGTGGCCAGACTCATTTAAGTGACCGCAGGGAACGGGCGCTCGTAAGCCGTAATTTCAGCAGGTCGTTCAGGCCCTAAGAGTTCCATGCTGACCAGCAGCGCAAGACCGTCTGTCACACGTTGATCATCAAGTTCTACTGTCTCTGCTGCTGTTAGTTCATCAATTAATGCTTTGACTTCATTAGCGGTTGTATTTTGAGCTTCAGAAGCAGCAAGTATATCTGCATATTCAGCTGGGGTGAATCGAGCAAAGAATCCTGCACTTGTGACAACGCCGTAATTGTTAGCGTCGGCGAAACGATCGCCGTCCTGTCCTAACAACCATTCAGCATAAGCCTCAGGTGTCTTGCCAGCAGAATTGGCGGCAAAAATCAACCCATCGATAGCGCGGGTGTTGGTCAGTTTGACAGAGAGCGTATTCATGGGGATCAAACGGTAATACGGAGTTCGCCAGTGGCGGTTTTGTAAACGTCACCAGCAACTAAACCACCAGAAGTCGCGGCAGTGTTGTCGGCGTAGGTAGGAAGGTTGGGTAGTTTTAGCGTTGCTGCGGTGATGCGAACTGGTTGCTCAGAGCCAGTGCCAGCCCCTTCGGAACCGATCTCAAGAACATTGCTGTTCCACTGGAAGAACCCGCGCTCATAATTGCTAGCGTTGGTGTAGGTGTTGTAGAGCCTATAGGTTTGGGCGTTGGTGGTCCGGCGCTGGGCGAGGGTGTTGGCGGCGTCGCGGTACAGCTCAAGATCAGTCCAGCGTAATCGCTCGGTAGACGGTAACGTAGGGCCAACATTGGCAACCCAGCTACCGTATGTCGTTGCCCCAATCTTGATCGAAAGTCTTCCGGCTTCAAGGTTGCCGCTTTTGTCTACTCTAGCCTTTCTTGTTCCACCACTCTGCAGGTCCAGCAGGTTGCTAGCAGCAGCACTTGCAGTGTCAGTAACATTTAGCTTTAGCCCAGTGAATGTTGTGGCTGCATTATTCCATGTCTGACTAAGATTGATGATTGGCGCATCTGTCGTAACGGTTTTGCCGCCAACGGTTAAGGCGCCTGCCGCGTCGTCATAGGTTAGACCGCTGTCGCCAGCGAAGCTCCCGCCGTCGTTAAATTGAACCTGGGTGTCAGAGCCTCCAGGGGTGCCGCCACCTCCTGTTTGGTCAACCCACTCGGTATCGTAATCGGTGTTGCTTGCTTTCGCCAAGACTTGGCTGGTAGTGCCCCCTGCGGCCACTCCTGCGCCATCGGCTCCATCGGCACCGTCAGCGCCCGCAGGACCAGTCGGTCCTTGTGGCCCTGTTGCTCCGGTTGGACCGGCTGGACCGGCTGGGCCGGTTGCGCCGTCTGCACCGTCAGCGCCTGCAGGGCCAACAGCACCGGTAGCCCCGGTAGGGCCTTGGGGGCCAGCTAAAGTTCCGAGCGATGACCATGCAGACCCGTCCCAGACGTAAAAATTATTGTCACTTTCGGCTAAATAAACATCGCCTTGGGTGGCACCGCCGGGCAAGGCGGCGACAGTGGCCACAGTCCCCAAGACTTCAAAAGCAGCGGCGCTAGCCCCTACATCGTCGAGATTGCCTGTAAAAGGGTTGAACTTATAGGCCATGACTAAACTTTAGCGACGCTGGAAAGATTTCCACTGGAATAAGTCAACGTTAGGGTTGCTACCGTCGCTCCAGCGGCGCCGCCCACCTTAAAGACCACGTCTTGAGTTCCAGTGCTTGGCGCTGCAGCTGGGTCGAATGAAACATAATCATGCTTTGGGATCTGCAGCCCTTGGACAACGCTGCTCGCGTAGCTGCCATCAGCCTGCCTGATAGCGGTGATATCGTCGGCGTTATAGCTGTAAGGCATGTTTCAACTCCTCCTGATTGCAATATTGCCAGGTCCGCTGATTCTAAGGCCCGTCAGCAACCTTTCATACAGTGGCGGTACCCTGTCAGCACCAACGGCGCCCGATGTCAGGTTTGGCGTGATGCTGATGCTGCCGATCGAGACGCTTTTGTAATCCTCAAGCCCACTCAATGAGATGCCGTCTTCGTTGTTGTGCAGATAGACCGCCAGCTCAACTTGAGCCCTTTTGATCTGATCTGGAATCTCGGTGTCTGTGTAATAGTCGGCAGTGATCGTGAACGGGAACCCGGTTGAATATCGGCTTGAGTAGGTATCAGGCTTCCTCACCCCTGTTCGCGGCCACTGCAATGCCTGCGTATCAGTTGCGCGAGCCCCTAGGAACCGCTCACGGTCAAGACGTTGCGTCGCCGTAGCAAGCGCTCGATTTCGTGAATCGGTGTTACCTGTCCCCCAATGTTGAACATCATCGCTGAGGACCATGGCATCAACCAACGCATCAGCGTCAGCCAGCGTCAGGTAAGAGTTTGCGTTTGCGGCTCCTGCTGTTGCGACGATTACGACTGCCATCAGTTGATCCCTGTTTGCTGGTCTCCTCCGGTGCCGGAGCAGCGGCAGCCTTGGCGGTGGCTGCTGCTGCTTCCTGCTCCTTCGACCTTCTAAAAGCGTAGAGCCCCATGATTATGATTATGAGGCTGCGGCTTTCATTACCGCGAAGTTGACGACCACAACCTCACCAGCGGTTGAACCGAGGTTTGAAAGTGTTACGTCGAAACTCCCTGCAGCAGTGGCGGACACAAACGCCAGGTAGAGCCCGGTGCTTGCGCCAGACTGGACGCTGACCAAAACCACGTCACTAGCGGTAACAGAGCTGTTGGTGACGGTGAAAGTCACCTCAGCGTTACCTGCCAATGATGCGTCGTGAGTCGTGATAGCTCCTGATGGAGCATTCACGGTTACGCCTGTTGCCTTGCTTGTGAGCTGCGTTACAGCCCCGCCGGAAACGTAGCCAATGGCTAGGCCGGCAGATGTTTCAAAAAAACTTGCCATGATAGATCAGTCCATTGCAGAAACGACGGTTGCGCGAACGATTCCAATATTCTTGGTTTCGTACACTTTGGTCCAGTTAGAAGCAGTTGCTAACTGGGTCCGACTTGGGTTGGAATCAGTGACATTCCATTTTGCACCTACTGGGTGGTAGATGTAATGAAGGTCGATACTTAGCGCGTCACTTTTCGCTAACACGTCACGGTCCACTTCCGACTGAATCCCAGCCTGCTCGCCAGTTGCGACGCTGCCCTGAGAGAACATGTAAACGGCGTATTCAGTCGAAGCACCAGACCCAACGGTATTCACATCGTCAGAGACGATCACACGCATTCCCAAGTAGGTGGGAACTGTCACGTCACCGTAGGCAGCTGCAATCGATCCGCCGGATGCAGTTGCATCACCGCCCGCCACGTCTGTCGCCTTGACGTAATCAACAGCACGACGCTCAACCAACTCGTAGTAGGTCTTTGAGTGCATACAGATCGTAGTCAGCTTTTCGCCTTGGTCACCGAGCAATGCACGGGCCTGCGAAACCTGACGGGGGCTGAGTGATGTTGGAGTATCACCAGATTCGCCGTCAATTGTCA